CTAATGGTGGGTGTATAATGATGGATAGTAGATATGGTATTTCAGCATTTTATGAAGGACAGCGTATGCGTCATGAATCTATGACTGCGTATGAAGAAGGCGGTGTTGCCGGCCTGAAGGATCAGGCGTTACGTGAATTGTATAATATTGGAACTAAGACTAGTATTATAGGCACTGCGGTTTTTTTTCCCAGTGCATTTACACAATTAACACGTTTTCCAACTTTATTGCGTGGTGGAATGTCTGTCAGAGGTTTTTTCGGAACCTATGGAGGCAATTTTTCACCATTTCCAAGTTTGGGAATTGTTGCTTTAGGTGAATTATATTCACGAATTAAAAAGTCACCACGTCAGGATACGCTGACATCAACCCCTGGTGTGCGAGTACCGAAGACGCGTGGTGGCACTAAATCCTCTCGAGCTGCAGGAGCAGCGCAAACGTTGAAGCCGTTTTGGTCCAACGGAAAGCCAAAATGTCGTAAAGGATATAGATATGACTTTAAGCGTAAGATGTGCGTTAAAAAGTCATGAAAGGTAATTTGACTAGATATAAATGCCCTCGATGTGGGCATATAACAGTAAGCCACACTACGAAAACTCACTCGCACTCGAGTCGTAAGTGTGGTGCTGTTGGGTGTCAGCGTAGTTTAAGTAGAAGACACATACTCGAATAAATGTGGCTTGGATAGGCGAAGGTGTATGGTTCAATCAGTTCACACTACAAGTTGAATCTGTAAACGGAGTTTATTGTGATTGTTGGGATTGTACTTACGCAGTTCCACACGATCAGTTAATTGACGGTGGAGTGTTCTTCACGAAATCCGAATACAGAGAGCATCAGAAGACAAGACGCCGGGCGTGGTTCGACCGGAAGAGATCTAAACAAGCTGCTAAGGACGGCAAGGCACGTACGAAGGAGATAACGGAGGCGGCGCTGGTTTGGGAAGGCCAGCCCGTCCCCACATTTTTCGATATTAAACACGGTGAATGGCAGCATTATGAGGATCCAGTTCACCGTTTTGAAAGAATGTTTGGCTATTGACCAGATGTTGAAACATTTAACCGGAGGCTCTAAAGAGCAACGGCCTCCGGTGGGTAAGTCTAGCGACACCCCGAAGGAGTGAAAAAATCGCAAGACGGGACATGATTACGACTGCAATCATAAGGGAAGCCAGCGAATATGGGGCTGGATGCGTTTATACGCACAGGCTTAACCCGGTGATTATGATAACGATACAATTGGACGATCAGGACGACATAATTGAACTTGCACTTATGTTACAGCAGCTATTTCACGAATGTGGATGCTGCAATTGTGAAGATGAGTAATTACTATACTTTTATACAGGGTTAGCCTCTCCTACTGGAGATATGGAAGGACATCTTACGTACGTTAATAATCAGACTGGTATATCATATACCGAAACTGTAAATCTTGTTAAGGATTTATCAATAGCAAATTCTAAAGGATTTGAACACACCACTCGTGATGGTCATGTTAAAGCATATATGGTTAACATTGAGATTCAAGGATTGAATCCTGGAAATGTAGTTCAGATAAAAACAATTCCAAATTCGTGGAAAATGCGTAACAGTTTTAGAAAATTTCATTTTTATAGAAATCATATGTTTGAAAATGCTGGAATTACTAAATCAGAAATGGGCAAGTATGGGCAGACTATTCGACCATATATGAATGAAGCACATTTTGATGTGCCTGAGCTGTCTGTTTCTTTAGATGGAGTAAACACAGCGCAAGGAGGAGAATGGACTTATTCTAAGTTCAGTACAGTACCGTTATATTCTGCTGGATCACCTGATATGGGGTCTTCTACATTGAAGGTGTTTGATGATTGGCCAGTTTCAGTCCTGGACAATAATGATGTGGGAACAACCGAGACAGGAACATCCGGTATGTTTGCTCGTGTTGGGATGATAAATTCTTATAATTTAGACCGTATGGAAGTAGTCACACCCGGAGCGGACGTTACTATTGACGGCCCTTCGAATCCTCTAGCAGCGTTAATGGCCTCTGGCGATCAGTCCGCTGGTAGACTTTTGGAGCTTGCTGAGGACCAAGAGTTGGAAAAACCTCCGTATGACCTAGCTGATGGCGGCGATTCTACAGACGAAATTCTTGTAGGTACCAGGAGAGCGGGATCGTTGTTTACTAATTTACGATGGAGCGGAATAATTCCTGCTGGATTATTCCAGATTGTAGCAAATGAAGGTACTCCTATTGTTGATCAAGTACCTAATGGAAGACCTTCTTATTTGCTTAATGTCGAAGTTGTTGGAGAAGTTCTCTGCAAGGACTTAGATTAATTATGAAGTTAAATTTAACTACTGAAGGAAAACTTCCAGAGCATTTTTGGAAATATGTTTTCTTGATTGTGGCTGTGAGTTGCGGTATAAACTCCGACTCAATCCTCCTAATGGTGGGTGTATAATGATGGATAGTAGATATGGTATTTCAGCATTTTATGAAGGACAGCGTATGCGTCATGAATCTATGACTGCGTATGAAGAAGGCGGTGTTGCCGGCCTGAAGGATCAGGC